CAAAACAAGAGGAATACGCATCAGAAACGAAGATGAACCCATACAACCAGGTGAATTTAGGGATGTAGATGCACCAGCAGGGTCATTAAGAGAAGCAATACAGCCATTACCATTCAAAGAGCCTAGCGGTACGCTTTTAAATCTGCTTGGATTGCTTGTTCAATCAGGCCAAAGGTTTGCATCAATTGCAGAGATTGCAGTTGGTGAGGGTAATTCGCAAGCACCTGTAGGAACAACACTAGCCTTGATGGAAAAATCAACGAAAGTGTTGAGCGCGATACATAAACGCTTACATAACGCGCAAAAGAAAGAATTTGGACTTTTAGCTGATATTTTGGCTGATAGTTTGCCACCAGTTTATCCTTATCAGGTATCTGGCGGTGTAAATGAGATAAAACAGTCAGATTTTGATGGAAGAGTAGACATTTTCCCTGTTAGTAACCCTGACATATTTTCTACAAGCCAAAGAATTGTTATGGCGCAAGAAATGATGCAATTAGTACAAAGTAATCCAGAAATACATGGCCCTGGTGGAGTGTATGAGGCTTACAGAAGAATGTACTCATCACTTGGAGTAGATAATATTGATAATTTGTTAAGACCACCCCCTCCCTCTGAGCCGTCTCCAGTTGAAGCTGGTATGGAAAACAGCACTTTATTGATGGGAGGTATGGCGCAAGCATTTCCGCAACAAAACCACGATGCGCATATTGCAGCACATTCAAGTTTACTTAACTTGCAACCAGTACAAACAAATGCGCAAGTACAAGCAAATATAATCAGTCACATCATGCAACATATACAAATGAAAGCCGATATGATTGCCTTGCAACAAATGCCACCAGAAATGAGACAACAATACGAACAGCTTAAACAACAAGCTCAACAGGCAAGTCCTGTAGAAGCGCAACAAATGAACTCGCAAGCAGACGATATTTTGGCTCAAGTAAGCTCACCTATTATGACTGAGTTGATGTTAGAGTTTTCTGCTCAAGTAGGAATGACTGGTGATGAAGATCCACTTGTGACTATAAGAAAACAAGAACTTGCGCTGAAAGGGCAACAATTAACGCAAGATCAACAACAGTTTGAAGCTAAAGAAAGACAAAGAGCAGTAGAACAAGCGCGACAAGATCAGATAGACAGAGAGCGTATTGATACATCGCGTGATATAGCAATTATGAAAGATAACACCACCAAAGATAGACTTGACCAACAAAAGCAACTAAAATTAATTGATATTGGACTAAAAGAGCTATAAATATGATAAAAAGAACAGAAGTTAAAGATCAGAAAACGCCAACTGTTTTAAATGGTAAGCAATCTTACTCTAACAAAGGCACGTTAGTAACGAGAAAAGCTAAATCATTTGAAGCAAATACCACTCCAAAACCTGGTATGGGTAAAGGGAAAGCGAGAGGTATGGGTGCTGCCGAGTTTGGCGGTAAGTTTTCTGGTGTTTACTAATGGATGATGCACTAGCCTCACTCCTATTAAAACAAATTGCTGAAAAAAAATCAGACTTACAAAGTTTGATTTTGAATGGTACAAAAGATTTTGAAGAGTATCACTATCTACGCGGTCGTTACAATTCTCTCGACGACGTAGAACAAGAAATAAGAGAATTGCTGAAACGAATAGGTGAACACGATGACAGGAGTAGTAGTACCTGACCATATCGCAAACGAGATTGAGAAGGAAAACAAAAAGAATGAGCCTGGTTGGGACGCAAATGGATCGCCAGTTGATGATGCTTTTGTAAAACCAGAAGAAAGGGTGCTAGACCCTTCATTACTAGACAAATCCCTTTTAGAACGCATGCCAGAACCTACAGGTTGGCGTATGCTGATCTTGCCTTATAGGGGTAAATCCGTCACAAAAGGCGGTATTATGTTGGCAAAAGAAACCATAGACAGAGAATCTTTAGCAACAGTCGTTGCTTATGTTCTTAAATGTGGGCCACTTTGCTATTCAGATAAAAATAAATTTGGCGACACCCCTTGGGCCAAAGAAAAACAATGGGTATTAATTGGTAGATATGCTGGTGCTAGGTTCAAACTTGGCGACAATGCAGAGTGCCGTATCATAAACGATGACGAAGTTATCGCAACTATAGACGACCCTGACGATATTGTTAGTGTCTAAAACATGAGGAGCTATCATGCAAGATACTGAAAAAGTAGAAGCAACCGAAGAGTCAGCGCAAGAACCAACTGAGGTTGTTGAGCTTGATGAAGAGGTAACTGAAAGTCCAGAAGCAGAAGCTGCACCGATAGAGGACATATCGGAAGAGGAGTCTGCCAAAGACAAACAAGAAGACGACCTGGAAGACTATTCCAAGAATGTTCAAAAAAGGATTGCTACTCTCACTAAGAAAATGAGAGAACAAGAAAGAGCAGCCAATTCTGCTTATGAATATGCAAAAAATTTACAAGCTGAGAATGAACAACTAAGAAAAAGCAGTACAGAGTTAAAAACCAGCTATCAAACTGAAGCAGAGAGCAGATTGAAATCACAAAGAGCGCAAGCAAATTCTGTTTTGAAATCTGCATATCAAGAACAGGATTGGGACAAAGTAACAAAAGCGCAAGATATACTTGATAAAATTAATATTGAAGAAAGTAAACTCGCAAATACTAAAATAGTTTCAGAAACAGACAATCAAGCGTCTACGGTACAATCACAACCCACAAATAATCAGCCAATGCAAAAAGCTGTAGATCCCAAAGCCGAAGAATGGGCGAATAAAAATGAGTGGTTTGGTACTGATAAAGTGATGACTACTGCTGCTTTTACAATACATGACATACTAACAAATGAGGAAGGAATTGACGCAAGCGATCCAATATACTATTCTGAACTCGACAAACGTATTCGCAATGAGTTTCCGCATAAGTTTAATGAAGTTGCAGAAACATCAACGAAGCCGAAAGTGCAACAAACTGTTGCACCTGCTGGCAGAAGTGAAAGCACTGGTAGGAAGAAGCAAGTAAAACTTACCAAAAGTGAAGTAGAAATGGCGAGGCGTTTGAATGTGCCTCTGAAAGAATATGCAAAACATATCAGAAGGTAAAAAATTATTATGAATAAAGATAAGAATACAGATGCGAAAGCATCAACAAACAACAGAACACCACGTTCTGCCGAAACTCGAGCTAAAAGTAATGCTCGCAAACCATGGCGACCCCCATCAATGTTGGAGACACCGCCTGCACCTGAAGGATATGAATACAGGTGGATAAGAGCCGAAATCGTTGGACAGGAAGATAAAAAGAACGTCAGTTCTAGGTTAAGAGAAGGTTTTGACCTTGTTAGAGCCGAAGAAATTGGCGATTTTGAAATCCCTACGCTTGACGATGGAAAGCATGCAGGTGTTGTATCAGTGGGAGGTTTGTTATTGGCGAAGATTCCTAATGAAACGCGAGAAGAAAGAAACGCCTACTTTCAAGGACGCGCTCAAACGCAACAAGAAGCGATTGACAATGATTTAATGAAAGAATCTGACCCAAGTTCTCCGATCTTACGACCAGAGAGAAAAACAAGCGTAACTTTTGGCGGTGGTAATCGTAAATAACGATAATCACCATATCTTATAAAACTGAATAAAGGATATTCATTATGGCAAATAAAGATGCACCTTTCGGGTTTCGTTCAGTTGGCAAAAAAGGCGGTGGCGTTGCAAATGGCGGTGTTACTGAGTATGAAATTGCTTCTGGCGCAACTGGAAATATCTTTTCGGGCGATCCAGTAAAGATGTTGAACACAGGTACTATTCTAGTAGCTGGTGCAGCAACAACTTTGTTGGGAATATTCAGAGGATGCAAGTACACGAATAGTTCAGGTGAGGTAGTTTTCTCATCTTACTTTCCAACTGCAACTGTATCATCTGATATTGTAGCATTTGTTGAAGATGATCCTGATACTTTGTTTGAAGTACAATGTACTGGTTCTTTGGCTCAGACTGCTGTAGGTAACAACGTAGAGTTGGCTTACACGGCTGGTTCAACTAAAACTGGTATGTCTGCTGCTGAAATTAGTTCCACTACAGCAGCTACTACTGCTCAGTTTAGAATCGTAGGATTCTCAACTGATCCAAACAACAGTACTACAGGTTCAGCTAACGTAAATGCAATCGTATACATCAATGAGCATTTCTACACCACGGTCACAGGAGTATAAATAATGGCTATTAATCGTTCACAATTAGCAAAAGAACTAGAGCCTGGTTTAAACGCCCTGTTTGGGATGGAATATGCCAGATACGAAGCAGAACACGCTGAGATTTTTGATACTGAATCTTCAGATCGAGCATTTGAAGAAGAAGTTCTAATATCAGGTTTCGGTAATGCAGAAGTAAAAGCAGAGGGAACTGGAGTCAGATTTGACAACGCTTCCGAAGGCTATACTTCACGTTACACTCACGAAACTGTAGCACTTGCTTTTGCTCTAACAGAAGAGGCAGTAGAGGATAACCTATACGATCGTTTAGGAGCTAGATACACTAAAGCTCTTGCTCGTTCTATGGCTAACACTAAGCAAATCAAAGCAGCAGCAGTATTGAACAATGCGTTCTCTACAACTGGTGGTGACGGATCTACATTAATCGCTACAGATCACGCATTAAGTGGTGGTGGTTCATTAGCAAACCGTGCAACTACTATGGCTGACTTGAATGAGACTTCACTTGAAGATGCGTTGATTAACATCAGCACATTTACAGATGACAGAGGTCTTAACATTGCTTTAAGAGGAATGAAACTTATCGTTCCACCTCAACTGCAATTTGTCGCTGACAGACTCTTACAATCTCCAGGGAGAGTAGGAACTTCAGACAACGACGTAAACGCAATTAGAAACACAGGTATGCTACCTGACAGTTATGTAGTGAATCACTACTTGACTGATACAGATGCTTTCTTCATCAAGACAGATTGTCCTGACGGATTCAAGCATTTTGAAAGATCACCAATGTCAACTGCGTTGGAAGGTGACTTTGATACAGGTAACATGCGCTACAAAGCTAGAGAAAGATACTCTTTTGGGTACTCTAACTTTAGAGCAGTTTACGGTTCTCAAGGAGCTTAATTGAACCAACAGTAGGGTTTATTACTCAACTACTGACTAAGGGAGCTATATGCTCCCTTTTTTAATGTTTTTATAAAGGTTTATTTTTCTTTAGATACAGAGTAAGATGATATTGTGTTTAATTAGCTTAATGAGGGCCATCTCGGTTTCCATTAATACAAAATAAAGGAGTTCATAATGGCTAATCCACATTTTCAAAACCTAATACTATGGGCAGGTAATACTGTTGCTAGTAAAAACAAAAAAAATCTTCCGATGTTTCAACCATACCCATCGGATCAAACGTACTATGGTTATTTCAATGACTTTATGACTTACAATTCTGGTGATTGGACAATAACTACAACAGAAGCTGGTTCAGGTAACGCCAGTGAAGCTCTTACATCACAAGCTGGTGGAGCTTTGTTAATTACAAATGATGATGCTGATAACGATTTAGACTTTCTACAACTAAAAGGCGAATCATTTAAATTAAGCACTAGCAAAAGAGCATACTTCTCAGCTAGATTTAAAGTAAACGATGTAGACCAATCGGACTTTGTAATGGGGTTAGGTATTACTGATACTACACCTCTTGATACTACTGATGGTGTTTTCTTTATCTCAGCAGACGGAGATGCTGGACTAGATTTTCTTGTTGAGAAAGATAACAGCAATACTACAACTGAAGATGTAGCTACAATGGCAGACGATACTTTTATAACTGTAGCTTGGTTTATTGATCCAGACGCATCAAAAGTTTATTACTCAATAAACAATGCAGAACCTGTAGGTGTTGTAAACACTAACTTACCAGATGATGAGGAACTTACAGTATCATTCGGTATTCAAAACGGTGAGGCTTCTGCTCAGACGATGACCATTGATTACGTTAATGTTCTAATCGAAAGATAGGAGAATACAATGGCAGATACAGTAACTTCTCAAACTATCCAAGATGGTGAAAGAGTTGCTATCTTGAAGTTCACCAATGAATCAGACGGTACAGGCGAATCTTCTGTAAAAAAAGTTGACGTTTCTGCGTTGACTTCTAACAGCGCAGGAGAAGCCTGTACTGGTGTTTCTATAGCACGTATTTATTGGGCCACTAGAGGTATGGGCGTTGATATTGAGTTTGACGCATCTACAAATGTCTTAGCTATGCCTTTACCTGCAGACAGTACAGGTGATGAGTATTACGATGACAGATTCAGTGGTATCCCAAATAATGCTGGCTCTGGTGTAACTGGAGATATTGACTTCACAACAGTTGGACACTCTAGCGGTGATGCTTATTCAATAATTTTAATATTGAATAAAAACTACTGATAGATGGCTAAAAAAAGAAAAACCAAACCAATAAGAAAGACTGTTGGTAAAGGTGGAAATTACCGCCCCACGAAAAGTGGGGCAGGTATGACGAAAAAAGGCGTAAAAGCCTATCGTAGAAAAAACCCTGGTTCAAAACTAAAGACTGCTGTAACAGGGAAAGTCAAAAAAGGAAGTAAAGCAGCAAAACGCAGAAAGTCATACTGCGCAAGATCACTTGGACAGCTAAAACGCAGTTCAGCAAAGACAAGAAATAATCCAAATTCAAGAATTAGACAAGCTAGAAGAAGGTGGAAGTGTTAAATGGCTAAGAAAACAAAAAAAAGAGACGCTTGTTATCATAAAGTAAAAGCTCGTTACAAGGTATGGCCATCTGCTTACGCATCTGGTGCTTTATCCAAATGCAGAAAAGTAGGTGCTAAAAATTGGGGTAACAAAAGTAGACAAAAGAAAGCAACAGGCGGTCTGGTAACTATCAGAGGTCAAGGTTGCGTTATGAAAAATAGGAAAAGATAGTGGCCAAAAAAAATTCATTAAGAGAATGGTTTGGTCAAAATAAAGGAAAAGGTTGGGTCGATTGCAAGACAGGAAAACCTTGCGGTAGACAGAAAGGTGAAAAAAGAAAAGGTTATCCTGCATGTAGACCAACTATGGCTCAATGCACATCCGCAGCAAAAAAGAAAAAAGGCCCTGGAAGAATTAGTTGGAAGGGGAAAAGTAGTGGTGGTGAAATGAGAAAACAGAATCGTATCAAAATGAAAAACGGTGGATTCATCGCAAAAGGGTGTGGTAAGGTTATGAACAACAGACGTAAAGTAACAACAATTTCTTAGGAAAAAAAATGGCAAAAAAGAAAACAAAAATGGAAGCTAAAATGGCAGCTAGAAAAGCTGCTAAAGTTAGACCAGAAGAAAAATCGGCAGATAATAGAATTTTATACAATATGCCGAAAAAGAAAAAAGTAGCTAAGAAAAAAGCCAAGAAAAAGAGTAAATAACAATGGCTTTGTCAGGTAGTACAGACTTTGAACCTAATGTAACTGAGTTCATAGAAGAAGCCTATGAAAGATGTGGTCTTGAACTTAGAACAGGTTATGACTTAAAAACAGCTAAAAGATCCATCAACCTCATGTTAGCTGAATGGGCAAACAGAGGACTTAATCAGTGGACTATTGAACAAGCTACCCAGACTGTAACAGAAGGAACTGCTTCTTACAGTTTGAATACTAATGTCATAGATTTATTAGATATGGTAGTTCGTAGAACTGTAAACAGTGTGGATACTGATACAAACATTACCAGGATAAGCAGATCAGAATATATAAACATACCCACGAAAAGCCAAAAAGGTAGACCTTCACAATTCTTTTTTGACAAATTAACTACACCAGCTATAAAAGTATGGCCTACGCCAGAAAATTCTACAGATATTCTAGTATTTAACAAACTTGTCAGAATGGACGATGCTGATACAGCAAGAAATACAATGGATATGCCATTTAGGTTCTATCCGTGTTTTACAGCAGGTTTAGCGTATTATTTATCTGTTAAACGTGCGCCTGATAAAACCCAAATGCTAAAACAAATGTATGAAGAAGAGTTCAGAAGAGCAGCAGACCAAGATGAAGATAGAGCTTCATTCAGACTCAAACCATCTATGCGGAGTAGTTATTGATGGCTTATGCAACTGGTAAATTTGCATTAGGTTTATGTGATAGATGTGGGTTTGAGTATAAACTTGGAGATTTAAGAGAAGAATGGAATGGCTTAAAAACTTGTCCAGAATGTTATGAGCCAAAAGCTCCTCAAATCGAACCATTGCCTGTAGTAAATGATTCAGAGGCTTTATACAATCCTAGACCAAATAACGATAAAGAAGTGGGTGAGGGTTTCGTTGTTATTAGTGATGCAAATGTTTTCAATAGTACAAGTAATAATTTTTTATCAATGAATCCATCAATCCTTGGTTCTAATTTTTCTTTATCTGAAATGACATCAGAACTAGGAACAGTTACAATCACAACATGACATACTCAGAACTAACAACTTTAATCAAAAATTTTACTGATAACAGTGAAACTACTTTTGATAACACAATTGCAGATTTTGTAAAAAATACAGAAGATCGCATATTTAATTTAGTTCAATCTGATTTTTTTAGAAAAAATCAAATAGGAAGTTTTTCTACAGGAAACAGATTTTTAACTTGTCCTAATGATTTTATTTTAAGTTTTTCACTTGCGGTTATTGATGGTTCAAGTGATTATCATTTTTTAGAAAAGAAACACCCCAGCTTTATGCAGGAATATGTACCTGATATAGCTGACACCAGTCTAAGAGGACTGCCTTTGTACTACGCAGATTTTGACAAAGAATACAGCACATCATCAAGTAGCGGTACATCTATTGTCGTTGCGCCTGTTCCCGACTCAAATTATTCAGTTGAGTTGCATTACTTACACAAACCGACAAGTTTGGTGTCAAATACAAGTGGCACTTGGCTTTCGCAAAACGCTAGAGAAGCAATGTTGTATGGTTCATTAGTTGAGGCTTATACTTTTATGAAGGGTGAACAAGGTTTACTCGATACTTACGAGAAAAGATTTTTACAAAGCATAGATAGATTAAAGAATAGAGCAGAAGCAAGAGGAAGACGCGATGAATATCGCTATGACTCGCTACGCTCACAAGTAAGTTAATATAAAGGAGAAAGTATGAAGCCTATCAAGAAACTTGAGGGCAAGACTGTAGCTATTGTCGGCATGGGCAAAAGTTGGTTTGACTACAATCTTGCAAAATCCCACGGAGTACATTTTGACGAGGTATGGGCAATAAATGCCGTAGCTGATGTCATTTTCCATGATCGTATTTTTATGTTAGATCCAGCCAGTAGATTTTTAGATTCTGATGATGCTGGTGGCCAAACAAAAAGTATGGCAAAAATATGTAAAACACATAAAGGGCCAATATATACATGCGAACTCGATAAAAGATGTCCTGGTTTGATTGAATATCCAATAGATGAAGTTGTTTCTGAATTTAAATGTCATTATCTAAACAACACAGTCGCATACGCTGTAGCTTTTGCTCTCTGGTGTAAAGTAGGTACGTTAAAACTATTTGGTATAGATTTTACATATAAAGGTAATCTATATTTTGCAGAGTCAGGTAGAGCATGCGTAGAGTTTTGGTTATGTAAATGTATGGAAAGAGGTATGACTGTCGAAGTAGCTAATTCATCATCTTTACTTGATACAGTGATACCAGGTGATGAAAGATTATACGGATATCATAGGTTAGATGATCCTAAAGTAATTCTTGCGGATAAAAATAACAATTATCGTGTTTTTAACAAAAGCTCTGTACAAACATCAACTAAAGAACAAGAAGCAGTTTTGATGGACAGATATGATAGCCATCTAAATAAAAATAAAATAGGAGAACCTAACAAATGGTAATAAAAATTACTCCAGACGGAACACCAGAGTTAGGTCTAGTAGAGGTCTCAACAACTAAATTTGGAGGACATCCTCCTGAGTTTTGGTCTCAACAGCTTGTAGATAAAATATGCTCTTATTCAGACGATAATGAACCACACGTAAAAGAACAAGCTAGAGCATATCAAGATTTAATTTATCAGGTTTGTTTGATTTATATCAAAAATGCTATAAAATCTTATAAAGCAAGTTTGATACAAGAGCTAATCAAAGCAGGCGAGGAAGACTTAGCTGAAATAATTAAGAGGATTTAAATATGGCTATAACTAGCACACTGACAACGAGTTTTAAGGTTGAGCTTCTAACTGCTACACACAATTTTACAAACAGTTCTGGTAACTCATTCAAATTAGCTCTATATACAAGTTCAGCGACGCTAGGAGCGACTACAACCGCTTTTACAACAACAGGGCAAGCATCAGGTACTAACTACACATCAGGTGGTGCTGCTTTGACAAATGTCACGCCAAGCTCTACAGGTACAACAGCAGTAACAGATTTTGCTGATCTTACTTTTAGTACAGCTAGTATAACAGCTAGAGGTTGTATGATTTACAACGATACTAATAGTGATAAATCTGTAGCAACTATTGACTTTGGCGGTGATAAAACCAGTACAGCAGGTGATTTTACAGTAGTCTTCCCAGCAAAAGCAGCCTCGACAGCTATTATTAGAATAGCCTAATCTCATGCCTGATTCAGGATGGGGTCGATCCACATGGGGGTCTGGGCCTTGGGGTCAGCCCGCAAGTGTTAGTGTAAATGTAAACCTTACAGGTGTTGCAGGTACTTTTGCGTTAGGATCAGTCAGCGTTGACGCAGAAGCTAACGCAACATTATCTGGATTAGCAGGAACTACATCACTCGGTACAGTTTCTTTTGATGCAGAGGCAAATGTATCTGTTTCAGGTCTTGCATCTACAAGCGCACTAGGCACTCTAACTGTTGATTGTGAAGCAAATGTATCTGTATCTGGCCTGTCAGCAACTACTGGCGCACCTACAGCAGGCGTAAATGCACAAGCAATAGCAGTAGTTGCTGGAGCAGTAGGCACACTTGGTTCTATAAGTGTTGATGTAGATGGAGAAGCAAATGTAGCTGTAAGTGGTGTTGCAGCTACGAGCGCAATTGGCTCTGTTACCGTAAATCATAATGAAAAATTTACCATAAATGGCGTATCTTCAGACGGACAAATAGGTTCTGTTACTACAAATTCACAAGCGAATGTGAGCGTTTCTTTATCAGAAGCAACTGGTGAGGTTGGATTCATTGCTGTTTGGAGTATGATAGATGAATCACAAACACCAGGTTGGGATTCGATTAGCAGTTCACAAACACCTGGATGGACAGAAATAACAGAAACACAAGAAGCTAATTGGGAAGAAGTTGCTTAAATATGATATAAAAAGGTAATATATCCAAAACGAGGGTAAAAAATATGGCAAGTACATACGTAAATGATCTAAGACTCAACGAAATGGCAACAGGAGATGCCAGTGGGACTTGGGGTACAACAACAAATACAAACTTAGAACTTATTGCAGAAGCGTTTGGTAGCGGTTCAGAAGCTCTTTCAGATGCTTCTACAGCAACAATTACAATGGCTGATGGCGCAAGTGATGCAGCTAGAGCAATGGCACTTACTCTTACAGGTTCTTTATCTCAGGCTTGTACTGTTACATTAGCACCTAATACAGTTAATAAATGCTGGATTATACAAAATAGTGCTGGTGACACAGTAACTATTTCTCAAGGTACAGGCGCAAATGTCGTAATACCAAATGGCGGTATTAAGATGATTGTTGCTGATGGTGCTGGTTCAGGAGCAGCGGTTACTGATGTACTAGACCTAACAGGCGGTACAGGTAATGTAGGACTAGGATCTGGCTCATTAGGTGCAGCTTTAACGACAGGAACAGATAACGTAGCAGTAGGTGAAGCCTCACTTGATGCAGTAACAACTGGCTCAGATAATACTGCAATTGGCGATAATGCTGGCGGTGCTTTAACTACTGGCTCAAACAACGTGGCAGTAGGCTCTGGAGCTTTACTGGTAGCAACCACAGCAGCGGATAATACTGCGGTGGGAACACTAGCTTTGACTGCGAATAGTTCTGGTACAGACAATACAGCAGTCGGATATGCTGCTGGTGATGCGGTAACCACAGGATCAGACAACACTTTAGTAGGAGATAACGCTGGTGGCGCGATAACAACTGGTGGTGATAATACTGCGGTTGGCTCTGGCGCACTAGCTACTGAAGATGGTAATGGACAGAACGTAGCAGTAGGATCAGCAGCATTAGCAACATTAAATGCTGGTGCAGATGCTGGCAACGTAGCGGTTGGCTATCAAGCATTAACTGCTGCAACTACTGGAGTTGATAACGTAGCAGTCGGTTTTCAAGCTGGAGATGCTGTCACCACAGGTTCAGATAACACATTAATCGGAGATAGTGCTGGCGGAGCTTTAACGACAGGTGCAAATAATGTCGCGGTGGGTTCAGCAGCATTAGCTACTGAAGATGGTAATGGTTCAAATGTTGCAGTAGGTACAAATGCTCTTACTACTCTCAACGCTGGTGCAGAGGGAAAAAATGTAGCAGTAGGTCACGAAGCTTTGAAAGTAGCATCAACAGGTATAGAAAATGTAGCAGTAGGATGTTCTGCCATGATTGCCAACACAACAGGCTCATACAATACTGCAGTCGGTGGTTATGGAACTTTAGATGCGAACACAACTGCGAATAACAATACAGCTATTGGTGCTGGTGTTTTAACTTTAAACACAACAGGTGCTAACAATACTTCTGTTGGAGCTTATAGTTTAGATGCAAACACAACAGGAGATGACAACGTAGCAGTTGGTTACGGAGCTTTGTCTGCTAATACAACAGCATCTGATAACACAGCAGTTGGTACTAGCGCTTTAGCAGCAAGCACAACAGGTAGTAAAAATACTGCTCTTGGCTACTCTGCTGGAGCAGCAATAACCACAGGTGAGAAAAATATCACCATTGGCTATAATTCTGGAAAATTAATTACAACAGGTATTAAGAATGTAGCAGTAGGTTCTTATTCTTTAGATGCTAATACTACAGGAGAAAATAATACTGCTATTGGTCAAAGTGCTTTAGGAGCTAACACCACAGCAAGCAACAACACAGCAGTTGGTATAAATGCTGCAACATCAAACACAACAGGCGGAAACAATACAGCAGTTGGTGTAGATGCTTTGAAAGTTAACACAGGTTCATTTTCTAACGTAGCAATAGGAACAAGAGCGTTAGATGCTTTTAATGTTACTACCGCAACAAGTACTTATAATGTAGCTGTTGGAGAAGATGCTCTAGGAACGTGTACGACAGGAGTACAAAACACCGCAGTTGGTGGTGAAGCTCTGTTTGACCATACTACTGGAGCAGAAAATACAGCACTTGGTTATAGGTCGCTTTTTAATAATACTACCGCTGGTGCTAATACAGGTCTTGGTCACTCTACTCTGTTTAACACTACCACAGGTGCTAATAATACAGCTATAGGGCAAGGCAGTATGTATATTAATAGTACTGGGGCTGGAAATGTTGCTGTAGGTAATGCCTCACTAGGTTTGAATACTACAGGTTCTGATAATACAGGAGTAGGTATTTCTGCGGGATATAGTAATACTACTGGCACCAATAATACTTTTATTGGACACGATGCTGGAATATCAGGAAGTCCTGGTGGGGCTAATACTACAGGCAATAGTGCTATTTTTATAGGTGATGAAAATATTGGTGATGCCCATATTCAAGTAGATTGGACAGTAGCTTCTGACGCAAGAGATAAAACAGATGTAGCACCTATTAAAACAGGATTAGATTTTGTTAATAAATTAGAACCAGTTACTTATCGTTGGGATAAACGCTCTAAGTATGGCGATAAATATGCAGATGATTATGATTTAAACGCACAAACACCTGACGGAACACATAAAGAAGATTGGTTAGATGTTGGGTTTTTAGCACAAGATGTTGAAAAGTTAGAAGCTGAGTATGATTATATTATGAAAGATAATACAAATCTTGCTACACGTTTAAGTGAGGACGGCAAACAATACTCTTTAAAATATACTAAATTTATTCCAAGTCTAGTAAAAGCAGTACAAGAACTCTCAGCACAAGTTGAAGAATTAAAAGCACAAATAAACGAGGAAAATTAAATGGCAGTAACAAAAACAATGACGAAAGCAATACCGTATGAAAAGTCCAGCAAAGCACAAGAATGGGTCTTGGAGATAAAGTACGAGAACGATAGTGAAGGTGATGCAACCTACTATACTAATACTTTTACGCACAGGGCAGTAGCAGCCGAAGGTGATTTTACCGCAGCAGCAAAAGGAACTTTTAGTAAAGCTGATTTGACAGCACTTTGCCCTGTTTCACTATGGGATACAGTTTTTGCTAGTCAAGTAGATTCAGTTATTACTAATCCAAATACAAATCCTGTAGCAGACGAATCATTTTCAGTACCTAGTTAATATGGCTACTCAAATCCACGGTATGCCTAGTGTTTTTGTGCTAGAGCATGATGTACCAGAAGAAATGGTAAAAAATTTAAATAAGTATTTAGATTCTTATTTGAAGAAAAAGAAACGAAAATCACTTGCTAGTACACTTGTTGGTCAAATACAGCACGGACAACAACTATTAATGGATCACGAAGATAAAAAAATTATTGATTTTACTAATATGTTGTGTGGGCTAGGAGCCGAGTATATTAATCAGTTTTCTAAAGCTACTGGCGCACAATACAAAACTAATAAGCGTGTAGAAATGGATGAACTTTGGTCAGTACACAGTTACGAAAGAGACTACAACCCAATACATAGTCACGGAACTAAAACACTAATGGGTATATCTGCTACTATGTGGACAAAAGTGCCACAGCAAATATTAGATCAACCTACAGCAGGAACATCTGAATATAATTTATATAACTCTAGTGGTCATTGTGATGGATATTTAGCTTTTCAGTATGGACAAAATCACGTTACAGATGTGGATATTTTAAAACCACCACAAAGTTTTGTAGTGCAACCACAAGTAGGAAAACTATATTTATTCCCAAGTTGGTTACAACACATGGTTTATCCTTTTCAAGGCAAAGGCGAAAGAAGAACAGTTGCAGCTAATTTAAATTGTTGGGACATACAGGTGGCATGATGCCAACAGTAAAAGATTCGTTATCAAAAATAGAGGCCCATGAAAGAGAGTGCGCAATTCGATATGAATATATTGAAAAAAGGTTGGACGAAGGTTCTCAAAAATTTAAAAGATTAGAAACTTTGATCTGGGGCGTTTATCCATTTATACTTGGATCAATCGTAATTACAAAGTTTTTCGTATAAGAGGAAATTACTATGAAATGGTGGACAGTTATTAAAAACTTTTTTTTTAAAAAAGAAACTGCGTCAAAGACACACAATAATGGCGAATATGAAAGAGTAAGAGCAAGAACGAAGAAAGGCAGGTTTGTTGCAGATGATCCTAATACGCCAGAAAATGAAGCATATACTTTAAAGAAAAAGAAGAAAAAGAAAAAATAAGCGAGGGTAAGATGGATAGAAGAAGACAAATGTATGGAATGAGCAACAAAAAATCAAAAGGAAGTAGCTCCAGAAAAAGTATGCGAGGTGGTGGCGCAGCAAAAAAATCTAAGTATGGAACAACAAGAAAAATGTCAAAAGGCGGCATGATGAGGAAAACCACAAAAAAAGTGAGTTAATTTGTCTTATTTAATTAGTAACATCCCACATTTTAAATGTTGGGTGCGACGTGAATTTACTCATAATCACGAAAAATATCATAATGAGTATATACACGCATTAGCAATAGCAGTAAATACAATACCTGATAGATCACTTAGTTTTCAGGTAGTTTTTACTGGTTGTGAATCAGAGTGTGAAGATAATGATGAAGGAAATATACATGGCGGTGCTATGTGGGCGAGGATGCCGATACAAGCGTTAGTAGCTGATATACCTTCAGAAGATTATCCAGAGCCAATGGAAGATCATTTAGCTCAACCCTGGGATTGTGAATCCAGGCATCATTCGGTAATAGTCATGGATAGAGTAAGTTCAAGTCCTTGGCTTTGTAAGATTGATGGAGACTTCTATACAGGTAAATATTTATTTACGGTTGATTACACTGATTCCGACATCGCAGATGACTCTGCGCAACATAAACAATCACATGTTTTATATATTACTGAAGATTGTAAATGGAAAGGTAATTTTGTTGCGCTACCCAATAATAGAGTCAGAGCAACAAGTCCTGCACTTTGGGTAACAGGTGAAGGCGCACCAGATTTTAAACCATCACAAATGAAACACTCAGCAGAGGCGCACGAAAGTTATCTTGACCCATTTATCACTTTCAATAATCTATACGAAGATTAAGAGGTAAAAATGGAAAAAGATTTAAAAGAAGCGAATCAAGTAATTGATAGCGAAGAACAGGTCGTTAAAAAGAAACTAGAAGTTGAGTTAGAGCTAACGCCTAATAATATTGGTGTAAATCCTTATCAAAAGTGGATACATCTAGCTAGAACTGTCGATGCTTGGAGAATATTCCCAAGAGTATTCGTAGGTGTATATATAGTTTTATTGTATAAAGTCATCACATGGTTTATGACTTTGCCAGAGCCGAACTTAGAACAAGCTGGTCTTGTAAGTATAGTGACAGGGGCAATGGCAGCAGTTTTTGGCATTTACGCAGGGACATCTGGACAATCAAAAAAGTTTAAAGGCGAAGATTAGATGGAAGCCTTTGATCTAATTGCAGAATTAGGTCTACCAATCGCAAGTGGCCTAGTAATGGCTTATTTCATATTTTTAATTATGAAACAAATGTTTGACGCTTTGGTTAGTGAAATCAATACAGTCCAAGCCATATCTAAAATGCTTATCACCAGAGCGGCAACAATGAACAACGATATAATACGTATAGATACTAGCGTATCTGCTGCTTTAAATTTATCGCCCGATCTTGATAGAATAGCTAGAGCAGAGAATTTTGTCGAGGACGGTAAGATAGATGCAAGACGAGATTAACCTACCACCGATAGGCGACGCAGAAGCAGTTGTAGATGGTCTATTTGGATTAATATACTTATACCCTTCGGATTATTTAATCGTATTTGGATCTTTAACTTTATTTGCAGTATATGGTTTATCTATATATGCAGGTATCAAATACATACAAAAGAAGTTTAAGTAATGGATATAGTTAAAATAGTATCAGAGTTCGGATTTCCAATAGTAATGGTTGCTGGATTAGGATACTTTGTATTTTTTGTATGGCAAACAATAACAAAAAAAATTGATCCTGCTGTCCAGGAAATGAAAGTGACTATAATTAGGCTTACCGATCAACTACGACTGTTAGATCAAGATATGATACGATTACAGCAGAAAGTCAATACTGTTTTAGAATTGAAAGAAGAAAATAGGTTAGTAGAGGACAATGAAAAGAAAAAATAAGCTAGAGTTTATAACTAATATATTCTTTTATTTTTGTTTGTTTTTTGTGGCTATTTCTTTTGTTAATAAAATTAACGCAAAGGTAGATACTCTTTCTTTTAAGTTTAAAAGCCCTAGCTTTTCAGGAATTAACACTTCTTCACATTACTTAACAGTTGACTCACAAGAAGCTAGTAGAAAACAAGCGGTCAAAGATGAAATAGAAGCGTACAAAGATGAGTTAGCAAGAGACGCACAAAACACAACATTAGCGCGTTTTATAAGAAATTTAGAATCACGCATATATGCGCAATTATCAAGACAAATGGTTGAAAGTTTGTTTGGTGAGGATAAAAAAGAGTCAGGGTCACTTACATTAGAAGGTAACAAAATTGAGTACGAAGTAATTGAAAATGAAACTATCACACTTACTATCACTGATGAATCAGGTGGGACGACTACTATTACTGTTCCTATTGGTGATTTTACTTTCTAGTTGCGCATCTAAGAATCTTTTAGAAGGTGGTGGAATACCCAATATTGTAATTAAAAAGTCATCAATACTTGATTTACAATCTGAAGAACTCAAAAACTTACCTAGTGCTGAAAGAAAACCTGTAATAGCGATTTACCCTAATAGTTTTATGGATCATACAGGCCAACGCAAAAGTAATGGTCAGTTCGCTTTATTCAGTACCGCTATAACTCAAGCTCCAGAAGCATACTTGATTCGCGCACTTAAACACGCAGCTAACGGACAATTTTTCAGGGTGACTGAGCGAGTTGGACTTGATTCACTTACAAAAGAACGCCAAATAATAAGAAGCACACGCGAATCTTTTGAAGAAGAAACTGAAGTAAAACCATTGTTATTTGCTGGACTTTTGATTCAAGGTGGTGTATTGAGTTATGATACAAGTACGAAAAGTGGTGGAAGTGGAGCTAGATGGCTTGGTATAGGTTCTTCTAAGCAATATGTAGAAAACCTGATGACCATAAGTCTAAGACTTGTTTCAGTCTCCACAGGAGAAATATTGGTTGAGGTGCTTGTTACAAAAACGATACTTTCAGTCAGCTTATCGCAGGATATATTTAGATTCATTGAGGAAGGGACTCAATTGGTGGAGGTTGAGGGTGGCGTTACAGAAACTGAAAGTTCATCAATTGCCCTACAAAAAAGCATCGAAGAAGGTGTTTTACAAATAATTAAAATAGGTATCGAAAGAGGGTATTGGCAATATGAATTACAACAATAACATACTATATGGTTCTGTCATGCTTGTATTTTTGTTTGCGTACAGTCTGGCAAAATCCGACGACAATGAGATCTTCGTCAATCAGGTAGGTGCGACAGCTAACATTGACTTAGAGCAGTTAGGTTCTGGCAACATCATAGGTGGCTTGAACTCTGCACATGGCTCTATGACTGAATTTGATTTAGATGGTGCTACCATGACGTTAGACGTAAATCAGATAGGTAACAATAACAAGATGTTGGGTGATATTAATGCAGATAGCCTCACAGGTATATTTGATTTTGATGGAGATACTAACTCGTACACCATACAAGTTGATCCTGGTAACTCGAACTCGGCAGATAATGCAAATATAAATGTGGACGTAGACGGCAGTACGAATACCATGACACTAGACTTAGCTACCAACAGTTTAGCGAGTGGTGCAGATATAGATACGATAGTTCAAGGTAGTAGTAACACTGTCCATATTGATTTAGATGTAGACTCAGGTACAAGTTATATCGACCTAGATGGTGACTCGAATACCGTTGACCACAATGCGGACGGCTACGCTGGCGTTTATTTCAAACTTGAACATGATGGATCAACAAGGAGTTTTGACATTGATCAACAATCTACGCAAGACAACGATTGGCTTAGAGTCATATCTGATGGTTCTGGCGGCAGCGTGTGTATTAATCAATCAGACCAAGGTACTAGCACAAGTTGTTGATATAGGGAGTATTACAGAACTAAAAGGTAATACCAGAGTCGTAAGAGACAAGCCATACGAAAGTGTGATTGACTTCTCACTAAACGCTATGGATCGCCTAGAAACCAGTAACGGCAGAATGGGCGTTATGTTCCGTGACGATACTACAATCAGATTGACAGAACACTCCAACGTCATTATCTCCTC